ATATTTATCACATAAGATACGATACAAGGTTCACACCTGATGGCAAAAAAGTATTTATGATTAATGAAATACAATCTGATGTAAACCAGAGTATTGCAAAAAGTTTGACTAAAGCCCAGCAATTGTCTGGCGAGCAAAGACTTAACCCATTTAATGCAGATATAGAATTAAATTTACTTGTTAGCCAACGTGGTAAAATGCTTAGAGATTTAGATGATGCTGTTGCTAGAAATGAGTTTGGTAGAGTAAATGCAATTAGTTCATCTATGAAAGATATAAATACAAAACTTAAAAGAATTTCATCTCAAAGAGATTATAACTCTAACCAAAAAGATTACTTTCCGATGGTTGAAGCAGATTCTTACGGAGACCATGCATTGAAATATTTAATGCAGAAAGCTGCACGTGAGAATGTTGATTACGTAGCCGTTGCCCCGTTTGACAAAGTAAGTTTCAGACAAGGTTATAAAGCTGGTAACGAAAGATTTTACGGTTATGCAAACGGTAAAGGTATTGGTAAAAAAGGTAAAGCAGTTATTCCAGATGTTATGTCTAAGAATGCAAGATTCTATGGATCAAAAGCAGGGCCAACAAAAATATCTTTATCAGATCCAACTAAACCATATAAGTCTATTAGTAGCGATAATTTTAAATATCCAAAAGAACATCCATTAAAAGGAAAAGAAATTAAAAGCACATATCATAGTAGTTCTGGTATAAATCCTGAAAAGGGGACTAAGAATATTCCAGAAGGGGATCCACGCTTGTATTTTGATGCATATGCGATTAAAGTAGTTCCACTAATGAGAAATACACAAAAAACTTACAAGTCTAAAGGTGGACTTGTGGTGGATATGTTTAAACCAATAAGGTACAATTAATCATGGCAGTAGAAAAAGTAACAGAAGAATTAGCAGAAGAAGTAGTTGAGCAACCTGAGGGTCTTCCAATTGACGTAGAAGTTGAAGGAGAAGAAGAGGTTGTAGAGGAAAGACCTCAAGACGATTTTAATGCAAACTTAGCAGAAGGCATGGACGAGCGAGAGCTTAAGGACATGGCCATGGAACTTATTGAAGAATACAAAAAAGATAAGACATCACGAAAAGAATGGGAGGATGCTTATATTAAAGGTTTAGATTTATTGGGAACTAAGTACCAAGAAGTAACAAAACCATTTAAAGGAGCTTCCGGTGTCACGCATCCATTGTTAGCTGAATCAGTTACACAATTCCAAGCACAAGCTTACAAAGAACTTGTACCATCTGATGGCCCTGTTCGAACACAGGTTGTAGGTTTACAAACACCGGCTACCGAACAACAAGCAGATAGAGTTAAAGATTATATGAATTACCTGTTGATGGAGGAGATGGAAGATTACACAACTGACATGGATCAGATGTTATTTTACCTACCACTATCAGGATCTACATTTAAGAAAATTTACTACGATGCAATGTTAGATAGACCTGTATCAAAATTTATTCCTGCAGAAGATTTAGTAGTTCCATACTATGCATCTGATTTAAAAGATTGTGAGAGAATTACTCATGTAATTAAGATGACACAGAATGATGTCACAAAAAAAATGGCTGCAGGTTTTTATAGAGACATAGAATTAATTGATAGCAGTTCAGAACCAGATTCAGTACAGAAAAAATTAAATGAACTTGAAGGTGTAAAAGGTACAGGTTCAGATTATTTAAATACAATTCTTGAAATGCACGTAGATTTAAATTTAGATGACTACGAAGATTTTGATGACAAGGCTAAGAAAATTAAAATTCCATACATTGTAACTATTGATGAAGGTAGTGGTGAGATTTTATCTATTTATAGAAACTACAAACCAGGTGATTTAGGTTATGCAAGAGTAGAATATTTTGTACATTATAAATTTTTACCTGGATTAGGTTTCTATGGTTTTGGTTTAACACACATGATCGGTGGTTTATCACAAGCTGCAACTCAATCATTAAGACAATTGATTGATGCTGGTACTTTAAAAAATTTACCTGCAGGATTTAAATCACGTGGTATTAGAGTTAGAGATGATGACCAACCAATTCAACCAGGAGAGTTCAGAGATGTTGATGCGCCTGGCGGAAATATAAGAGATCAGTTTTTTAATTTACCATTTACAGAACCATCACCTACACTTTACAACTTGATGGGCTTTGTTGTTCAAGCAGGACAGAAATTTGCAGCAATAACAGATTCTAATATTGGTAACGATGCTCAAAATAGAGCTGTTGGAACTACAATGGCGCTGATGGAAAGAGGATCACGTGTAATGAGTGGTGTACACAAGCGTTGTTACTACGCAATGAGACTTGAATTTAAAATTTTAGCAAGAATTTGTGGTGAATATTTACCACCAGAGTATCCTTATGATGTTTATGGTGGACCAAGACAGATAAAACAGGCAGATTTTGATAACAGAGTAGATATTTTACCTGTTGCAGACCCAAATATTATGTCTATGTCACAAAGAGTGACGTTAGCACAGGCACAATTACAAATTGCACAGTCAAATCCACAGATGCACAACTTACATGAAGCGTATAGACGTGTTTACGAAGCACTTGGAACAAAAACTATTGATCAAATTCTAAAACCACCACCAAAACAACCCGAACCTTTAGATCCTGCAAAAGAAAACGCACGTGCACTACAAATGAAGTTGCTTACAGCGTTTGAATTTCAAGATCACGATGCACATATTGCTGCTCACATGGCATTTATGGCATCAAGAATGGTACAAATTAATCCTCAGGTGTATGCATTGTTACAATCGCACATTTCCGATCACGTTTCATTTAAAGCTAAGGCACAAGTTAAGGAAATGATGATGCAAAACCCTCAAATGGTACAACTTGCTCAACAAGATCCTCAACAATTTGAGATTATGTTTGAAGCTGAGGTTGCAAAGGTTGCTGCACAAATAACTCAAGAGTTAGTACAGACTGAAAATGCAAATCAAAACAAAGAAGACCCATTAATTAAAATTAAACAACAAGAAATTGATTTAAGAGCTATGGATTTACAAAGAAAAGCAGAAGAGACTAAATTCAGAGCGGATCAAGAAAATCAAAGAGCTGCACAAAGACTTGAATTTGATTATGACAGGCTTGCAACACAAGATGCACAATCAGATGAAAGATTAGAGATAGCGAGAGATAAAATTGACTCAAAGAAGAAGTAATTCATTAAGCGGAGGTGTACGTAGTGGTCCACCACCTAAAAGAGGGCCAAACCCACAAGGACTAACGCGAAAGAAGTTTAAAAGTGTCAAAAAGTACACCAAAAAACTCATACGAAAGTCTTCCAGTATCGTCTAAATTAATTTTTCTAGCTGGGATATTTGATGGAGAAGGAAGTTTTGGCATTTGGTCAAAGGGATTAGGAAGAAAAAAAGAATTTGCTTGCACAATAGAAATGACTGATCGAGATACGCTACAAAAATTTGTAGATATGTTCGGAGGTCAGATGTTTCCTTGTAAAATAAGGAAACCACACCACACTCCGACCTGGAGATGGAGACAGAACGGGTACAGGGCTTTCCAAATAATCGATAAAATGATAGAATTCATGAGTAAAAGAAGACAGGAGAAATACAATGTGGTTAAGCGCGATAAAATTGGCGGCACAAGCAGGTACGCACATCTTCAAGAAGCGTCAAGAGACAAAGATGCTGATGGCGGACGCACAAATGATGCATGCAAGAAAGATGGCTCAAGGTGAGGAAGCTTTTCAAGGCAAACTTTTAGAAGCACGTCAATCGGACTGGAAAGACGAGGCGGTGCTCGTAATTTTGTCGGCTCCGATTTTAATTTTGGCGTGGGCAGTCGTATCGGATGATCCGGGGGCGATGGACAAGGTAAAATTATTCTTCGAGATGTTCTCGCAGCTTCCGAGCTGGTTCACAAATCTTTGGATCCTTGTCGTGGCGAGCATCTATGGTATAAAGGGAACTCAGATCTTCAGGGGCGGAATGAACAAGGATAAAAAATGAAATATTTAGTTACAATTATATATCATTGGTCAACCAAACTAACTTCATGGTCTTGGACAAAACTATATGGAAATAGAACAACAGGATTAGGGTATAAAAAATGAATTTAGAAAGAGACTTACAAAAATTAAGAAAAGAAAGAGCGTTAAAAGAATCTGCTACTGCTCAATTACGAAAAAGAAGTAAAGACTCAGTGGCTAGACCTAAGGCAGAAAAAAATATATTATCAACAGACCCAAGGATGCAACAGATATGACAAAACTATGTGCTAGAGGCAAAGCTGCCGCAAAAAGAAAATTTTCAATATATCCTTCGGCATATGCGAACGCATATGCTAGTAAAATTTGTGCTGGTAAAATAAAAGATCCATCAGGTAAGAAGAGAAAAGATTGGGGTCCTAAAAAAGCTAAAGTTGGAATGGCTGTAAGTGCAGGATCACAATCGGGTATGGGTAGATTACAGAAATCTGGTTTAAAAATGAAAACAGGTGGTGATACTAAAATTAAAAAAGTTATTAAGGGTCTTAAGAAGGCATCTAAATTACATGCTGCACAAGCTAAAACTTTAAAAACAATTAAAGTAAGAGGTGGTGGTATGGCAAT